CACGCATAACTAAAAAAGAATTCCCTGATTATTTTCTCCGACTCTTCTTTACCGAAGGCACTACCAAGATACCCTGATATGGGGTCTAACTTTATCATATACTTATCAAAGTCATGATAGTATTCACCATCCATACCAGTAGGTTTAACCCTATCTATCATCTCTTTATAGAGTGACAAATAATATTTGAATGTGGGTAGAAATGTATCAACAAGATCTGCCTCACAGTGTCTTACAAATATATTGTTAGAGAAATGATTACCTGGCTCAAAGAAACGATACTTCTGTGTTGTCTTAGGTAATGGTGGCACATCTAATAGATAATTCTCTGTTGGATGTTGGAAATCAAATACTATTATGACCTTCTTATCACTGAATCCCATCAAATCCATACCAAAGCAAGGGACTATCTCCTGTCCTACCTTTGGTGTCTTAGGATAGATGATATTATTGTGTATATTAAGCTTCTTTCCGTCCCATATATCTACATGCCTAGATTTAAGGAAATACTTACCACTGTATAGGTCAGCAGTTAATTTAGTGCCTTTCTTATTCTCCCACGTTGCATGGTTAGATTCAAATTTTAAGTCGGGGAAGACATCAAAGACTGCTGATCTATAACCAGCCCATAAATCAGTCATTATCCCCTCATGTTTGTTTCAATACGACCCTTGATGCTATTCATCTCAGAGTGGTCATCATTATTATCTGAGTGGAAGACTTGCTCATACCCACTCTTCTCTATTATCTTGTCTCTTATATCCATCTGACGCTTCTCTTTAGCAATACGTCTGAGAAATGCGTAGTAAATTATTTGTGTGAAATATGCGAAAGGATTCTTTGACTTAGCAGGATCAAAGTTATCGATATACTGGACACAATTCTCCACTCCATCAGAGATCATATCCTCCTTAAACATATAGTTAATGAAGTTAGGTCTATATGATAAATGAGTTGCTATCTTTAAGAAACATTCAGCGAGGTAGTGTGTTATCCTCGGTTTTTCTTTATCCAAACGACGAGCTTCATCAACAGCCTGACGATACGCAGTTATCTCAGCTAGGAATTTTTTATTATCAACATAGTGTTGTTTCTGTTTACGTGCCACTCGTGCTGCCATATGATTATCTCACCTGTATACATTGTATAGTATTGTTTACTTATTGTCAATGGAATTAGTTCGTTTCCAGAAGTCTTCTAACTTATCTCTAAAGACAGAGACTTTACCAACTAGTCCCATGTTCTTATTTATTTGCACCTGCACATCTCCACTACCACCTTTTTCTTTTCTTACCCACATTTTATACATGAGTACAGACTCCATAGACATAGGTGCTACTGTAGTGACATCATCTTCTGATACCACATAGAAATCTTCGTCAGCGAACATCATCCACTTAAGAAGTCCTACTGCCATACCCATCTGACCATCCTTTTCTACTGAATGGTTATGTGGTGTAGCAGCATTCTGTATATAGAATACAGTTTTACCTGGTGCTGAGTCTTCCTCAGTAGCAATCATTGTGCCGAGTACAGTCTCACCTGACTTGAGTTTCATCACTCCATAGAATTCTTGCTCGTGTCTGATGTAATTAACTGTCATTGTTTAAGATTGACCTTGGTTATTTCATAATCGAAACTCTCTTCATCATATATCTTGATCCTTTCGGCAAGATGACGAAGTGTATAGTTGTATTGATGATCCTTAGAACAGTCATCAGCAATGTCATACAACACTGCCTGTGCTTTATTATCACCCTTTCTTAATACTCTTCCGATAGACTGAAGATTCCTCACCCTAGACTTACTAGGAGATGCAAAGATAACATTATGAAGATTCTTAATGTTAATACCAGTTGAGAAGGTTCCATACGATGCTAATATTATAGCATCTTTTTCACGTTCGCATATGCTACGTGCTTCTTCCCTCTCTACAGCATCAACACCACCGTGTATAAAGAAAATCTTACGATCTTTACTTACCTTATTATTTATCATTTCCCATAGAGGTTCACCATGCTTCTCTATGTAATTGAATAACACTAGTGTGTTACCCTTTAGATCTAGTGCTAGATTACAAATGAAGTTGCTACGTCTGGTGTGCATGCACAAGTAATCCATTTCCTGTTGATAATGATCGAAGGGTACCCACCCATGTCTTAGTAGTACAACCCGCACCTTCAATGGTGTCAGGTGTCCTTTCTTCATTAGATCTGCTGTCTTGGTTACCCTATCAACCCTACCAAATAATCCTTCTAGTACTAGTTGGTGTGCTTCCATACCATCTAGAGTACCAGTCAAACCTATACGATACTTAGCATCATAACACTTGGTGAGGATACCTGTAAGACTCTTAGCCTTGTATTGGTGTGCTTCATCACCTATAATAACGTCAAACCTTTCAAAGAATTTTTTAGGTTCCTTGTATATACTCTGCCATGTGCTTATAACTACTGGTTGATCCGTATATTTCTCTACACCACCACTAATCTTATGAACATCCCTGACATTCCAACCATACTCTATAAAATCCTTATACAACTGTTCTACAAGAGAGACAGTAGGAACAATAATTAATATCTCTCTCTTCTTAAGTAAGTGCCAACGCACTAGTGCATATATTATTAACGATTTTCCCGAGCCCGTGGGGGATAATAAAAGCTTGCGACGAAATTTAATCGCAGAGTAAATTCCTTTGAGTTGGTAATCTCTGATTTTAAAGGGGATCCTAAGAGAACGAATAAAAGCCGCTGTGCCTTCAGGTGTGACATACTCTTCCGTGTCGGTAGGTCTACCATAATATTTATCTTCCTCTACCTCATAAGAATACCCATGTTGCTCTAGGTAGTCAGTAAGGTAATCATATAGTCCAACATATATCTCACCAGTACCAGGTGAGTAGAGTCTTATCTTTCCATCCCAGTATCTTCGTTTGACTGCTGGCATAAACTTCGCACCAGGCACTTCAAACTGAAAATGCTCACTTAATTCTTTATGAAGATGAGGTTCTGCCTCCACCTTCAGAAAGACCTCGTTCTTCTTTATGATGGTGGTCATCGAATCCCATAATACTTTACAATTTCGATAGTGTTCTTGATAGCAAATCCTCTATTGTGGATCTCCTTAAGTATCCTATCAATAGAATTTATACAAGTTTCAAGGTAGTCTATTTTCTGCTTAGATCTGCATACATCATCATCACTGTTGATGAACATATCAAGATCACCCTTTAGTACCTTAAGATCAAAGGGTTTCTCTGCGTATACAGAGGAAGGTGCTTTCCCATTATAATATAACCACTTCTCTTTATATAACTTACTATACTTTGTCTGTGCATCAGACAGCATAAGTTTAAATTCATTATGTAATTGCAAATACTTTGCATGGAGTCTGGGAGTTTCCATACTATCGTTGGCAAGCAACTCAGGTAACTCTCTATGGTCTGCAAATGCTTCAGCATCCTTTGCCCATAGCTCCTCAATTTTCTCAAGATTCATTATGTTAGTTGTGTATTCCTCTTAGTATCTTCTGAAGATCTTATTTGAAATGCTAGGTATCTGAATGATACTGTTGCTGTAGCATACTCCGTACCATCTACACTAGCATTAAACTCTAATGCATTCAACCCTATAGGTATAAGGTCTTCAAATACTATATCAAAGTTATGGTTGAAATTACTATTCAATACCATCAATGTGCCATCAGCATACAGGTCATTGTTATCTTTACCAAACTCCTGAGACATCTTTAACTTATAATTTGTCCTCTCCATAGTATCATCAGGAGTACCTAGTGCACGTATCCAGTTATGTAGTATCAGATAGTTCTCTAGGTTTTCATCTACAAGAAATGATAAATTTAAGGGATCATATTCAATGAATCCTTCTAGTGGTAGTGATCTGAATGGTGTTGACTGCTGTTGTATACCAAGATTCATTGCTGGTATGTTAGCACTCTGACAGAAATAAGAAACCTTTGGAAACTTCGCAAGACTAAACTTGAATCCAATAGGAGACAGGAAGTTTCTATTCTCTATTTGTTTATTCCATGTAGTCATGTCATTCTTTCCCAGATACCTCTGGCATGATTGTTATGCTCAACTAATTTCTGAGCCCAAATCCTATCTTCCAGACTGACTTCCCTATTAAGACGAGTCTTACAGGCAATTACAGACAGTCTAAGCCTATAGTCTTTACTTAACATATTTATATCCTTGGTATGTATCCCTTATACTTCTGCACTTGTGGTATAACATCACTCTCTACCTTGTCTATTATATCATCTATTACATTGACATCTATATCCATGAAGGGTGGAATGATTCCTAAAATTCTTAACAGACCATCAACAAATAATGCTAGACAAGTGAACCCCAGAATCATGCTGATGATAGTAGCGTCACGATTGTGCTTACGCATCGACTCTTCATCAATTCTCCGTGCCTCTGCAACTGCTTCAGCAATAAGTCTATCGACCTCCTCCTTGGTATAGGAGATCTTTTTTATCATTTCTTCTGTCATGTTCCATATTGTAGCACTACATCCAAAATTCGTCTAGTATGTCAAGTGTTCTGTTTAGGTACTCGTCTGCACCTTTACATTCCCACTCACCCTTCTCTCCAATCTCACATTTGTAATGTAGTTCTCTTTTAAGTTGCATCAACTTAT